GATAACAACTTACTGAACAGTACAGTTGATTTCATAGCTTGGTTTTGCGTAACACCCATTTTACTAGCAGCTAAATTTATTCTTGAATAGAAAATAGCCATATCTCTTAGTGGTTGCCTTGTTTCTATAGCAGCAGCAGTTAATTTATCAAATATTTCTGGAACTTTCCCAGCTCCGATTTCTTCAGGAGTAAGTGTTACTCTAATTCTGTTTTGTACCTCTTGTGCTGATTCAGCTAATCTACCAAATTCTCTAAGACCTCGTTGAACTATCATGCCAGCAGCAGCCACACCTAGACCTTTTACTAGAGGTGTTGCCTTTTGAGCAGCATTACCAAATTTTTGTAATACATTTGTGCCTTTAGAAGCTGACACATTCATCATTGCTATACCAGCAGCAGCTCCACCTAATCCAATAGTGCCTCCAGGGAATTGTCCTTGGACATGTTGTCGTGCACCTGCACTACCTCTATGCCTTAATCTGTTTTGTGCTGATATTAGTCTTTCTGTGGCAGTTTGAGTTCGTTTTATTGCTTGTGTTTGTTTGTTAATGTTATGAGTAGTGTTTCGAGTTGTTGATTGCAGTTTTTTTTGTTGAGAAACTAGAGTTTTAGACATGCCTCTAATTTCTTTATTTAAGTTTTTAATAGTTTTGTTCATTACCTCGAAGTTTCGGGTAACTTTTTTCAACGCATTTGTCATGTGCGTTGATTGTAATTTTAAACGGATTTCTATATCGCTAGCCATATCTTAAAAAGAATTCTTTACCACTCCTTTTCGTTCTCTTTTACGAATTATACCATAAAGTTTGTTAACTTCATCAGGAGTTAATTGTAAAACTTGTTCTAATGACCAACCATATTGAAAACCGAAGTAGTCAACAAGTTGCAGCAGAGCTAATCGGTTTCGACTGACTTCACCCCTAAAAAATGAGCCGTGACCTCATTTAGGGTAGGGAATTCTTCCATAGAGCAATTATCTAAAATCCATTCTATTGTCATACCTTCTTCTTGTGGGTTGGATTCTAATATTACAGTCATAACTTTTATAATTGTTTCAAAAGGTGCTTTCTCTGTAATTTCAGCTATATTGCCTGTAGAATTTTCTAGTTCTCGTATTTGTCTTAGAGTTGCTGGATTAACAACTATGTTTTTGTCTTTAATTTTGAACTTCACGAGCTTCCTCCTATTTTTGTTTAATAACTTGCAGCAGTATTTTGAAGCGTTGTTCTAATACTGTAGCTACTTGTAGTATCGTATTGTGCTTTACCTTCGTAAGCAGCAGTAATTCTGCCTGGTCCAGATATTGGATATGCAAAAGTTGTGTATCTTACATCTGGCATATCAAGAACAAGTTGGTTTATGTCAGCAGCCGTACCTACTGTTGCTCCAGTTACAGTTAATTTGAATGCTTGTAATGATTGGTCTCTAAACTTAGCTTCTTGTGCTTGATTTTCAAAAGATTGGTCTCCTTCAATTCTTACACTTCTAAAATCATTTCTTAGCAATCTTGCTTCGTTAGTTGAGCCATTTAAAGCCATGACACCTTCAATTGGGTTTTCTATTGTTACTGTAGCAGATTCAAATGTATCACTAGCACTACCACCAACTTGTAAAGAAATTTGATTCCATGTAAATGGGTCAGCAGCAATGTAACTTGGTGTGTTCTTTCCAGATTTTGTATAAGCTCTACCATGAAGTGTTGCAGTACAATTTACAATTTCTCCAGCTACCATCTCTATTGCTAGTGTGTGTATTTGTGCGTCAGCTATAGTGTAAGCACTTCCTACATTTTTATAAACTGTTACTGTATATGGTGGTAGGGTGCAATTTTCTGCAAACTCAGATTGTGTAGGTAAAAACTCATGACGATATGAAGATGTAACCAATGTTGATGTTACTGTTCCAGAAGTTAAAACGCCTCTTAAAAAATGTCCTAAATAAATAGGGTGAGGTTGAAAAACTATGTCTCCAGTTACATTGTTTACGCCTTCAACATCATTTGGACTGTCATAAACATTTCTAAGATTTTCTATTGTTAAAAGATTTTTGTTTTCAGTTAAAGATTCTGAGACAAAAGGAATATATACAGGAGAACTTGCAACTGGACTGCCAAAAGTTGTTTGTTTTTCTAAAGTTAAATATCCACCGATTCCGTATCCCATTACTCTTTATCTCCTTCGTCAGGTTTCTTATTAGTATTATTTATTTTTGATTGTTTTGCAAGTTTCTGATTTACTAAACTTTCAGCCACATCACTAGGAACTTCAACTTCTTCACCCTTTTTAGCGATACCAATGCCACTTACTTCTATCCCACTAACTTGCCATTTAATTTTTACTCTTTGACTTGACATCTTAAACCTAATGATACCCCCTTAAAGAATCCAAGTCCAGATGTATTTTTTTGATTGTCAAATTCACCAGAAGTAAATTGGAAATACAAAACTTTCTCATTTATTGTTTTGTTATCTTTCATCACTTCTTTGACATTCCCAAGTAATGTATCCCGTCTGGAAGCTCCGTCGTAATTTTCTAAACTAAATGTGTAACACCAGATATCTATGTTAAGTGCTGTAACATAGGGAGTTGCACCTCCTATTGTTTCTGTGTCTTCTATTGTATCGTATGAATCTAAATAAATTGCTATGTATGGACACTTGTCTGGGTTAAGCATAAACTCTGGCTCTACTTCAACAGTATTGTCTGAAGTTCTAGAGTCTGCCTCTAACAAACTTTTAATTTGTGTTTCTATTGCTAAATAATCTATAATTGCCATTAGTAGTCTTCCCCGTTTCTTCTTTTATGCCTAAGCTCCTGTAATTGCTCATTCATAATTTCTATTTTCATTTCCATCTTTTCTATAATTCTTTCTGCCATATCTAGTCGCATATTTTGTTCTGCGTCATCTGGCAATGCTCCAAGCTCTCCTCTGGGCCATTTTATTCTAAACTCTGAATTCATTTCTTGTTGAATCTTGCTCATACCTTGCTGATGTTCCAAAAATGTAATTCTTTCAGTTAGTGCAAAATATCCCCATACAGCTATTGCTACAGCTACCATAATCTGTATAAACCATCTTAAATTGATTTGCATGCCTGTATTGTCGCCAATTTGTTTTTTTGTCATTATTTTGTAAATCCTTTTGGTATTCTAACATTTTGTAGTAATCCTGGAATATTTGCTTGAATAGATTTTCTTAACGCCATATTAGCAAGAGTATTTGCTCGTCTTTTTCTTGGTATAAAATTTCTATCTTGGTCAAAATATACCTGATACATTCTCATTCTTTTTTGTTTTGTTGATAAATCTAGCATTCTAGACGGCACTAAATCTATTTTAGTTGTAGGGTTGCCACCCTTTGCCATACCACTTCCTGCTACCTTTTGTCTAAATGGCTCATATCTGTTTCTGTCTTGAATTTTTTGATATAACCGACCAGATAATTGTCCTATTTTGCCTTTTACTACTGAGGGTAAATAGCTATCTCTTTCACCTGTGACATTCCATTCATCTAGCATATGTTCATATTCTTTTGTCCTTTTTTTCCATTTACCACCATTTGGAGAACTTTGATTTTTAAATGCCTTTTCCATATCTTTATACAGCATTTCTATGAATTCTCCTATAAAGTGTTGTCTAAACTTTCTTGAATTGAGTTTTGATATTTTACCAAGTTTAGTACGCACTCCTTTCATTTTTATAACAATTTCTCCAGTAAGACCTCCTGGAGTATTAAGTGATATACGAGAATCTCTAAGTGCTTCTTTTGCCATTATGATAGATTTGGATTATATGTTTCGTTTCTAACATCATCATATTCATCTTCAAGTCTATCGCCGTCAATTTGCTGTAGTGTAGGATTCAGCACATTAAAGGTCGGATTATAGTTCATAGTATTAGACTGAATATAATCTCCATCTTTGTAAGCAATAAGCTCTAAAGATGAATTGTATAATCCTACTGTTCCTGAATTTATTTGAGTTAAATAGTCAATTACATACTCTCTACGATTCGCAACCCATGAATTGTCGCTTCCAATCTCTTGAGTAAAGAAGCGTTCCAAAATTTTTACTAATGAATATTCTGTACATATTGTCTCGATTATTGGTGGCGTAGAGCTAAAAGGTAGGGTGTAATTGTTAATTAAAAACCCGTTAACCTCTGCTTCGGCTTGGTCGATATAAAATGATACTGCTGATGAGTTTACAGTTGATAAAGAGCCGACTCTTGGATACAAACTATAAACCTTTGGAACTGATGTATAATATGCCATACTATATATTAAACTGTCTTGGATAAAAAACAATCTTTTCAGCGTC